AAGCCATGAAATAAAGACTATACTTACAAGAGTTGGAGAAGGAACCAAGTTGATTTTGACTGGCGATGTTGAGCAAATTGATAATATTTACGTCGATGAAGTCTCCAATGGTCTAAGCTATGTTATTGAAAAGTTTAAAAAATACGAACTATCGGGACACATGACCTTGTTGAAAGGTGAGCGTTCCAGAGTAGCAACCTTAGCTGCAAAAATTCTGTAAGGAGTAGAATTATAATGAGTTATGAAGAAAATCCAGTCCTAAAAGAGACTGTAACAGGCGACACAGCACTAAAAGAGTGGCTTGTCGATTATGTTGGAGAGAAGCTAAACCCAGAAGACAGCAATGTCACAGTGGAAATGATTGTAGAGGTCGTAGCCGCAGAATTCCCAGAGTTTGTCTTGGCGTTAGCTGAAGAAAACTATTTTAGAGGCTACGAGCAGGCGCTGATGGATTCCAATCCACTCGGCCTTGAAGATCCCGTGGACCTACTACCTATTTCAGACGATGAGGATGAAGAAGATGACGGGAATGGCTGACTACATTAAAGAGTCTTCGGAGAGGACTCAGAAAGAACAAAAAGAATTTAAGTTATTTGGAGACATCAGTGTCTTCATCAAAGACCCTCTTCCCGAGGACATCGATGTGAGAAGTGTATTAGCAAAGCTTGAGTCTCTCGTTCCAAGATATTTTGCCTCTGGCCTCGATATGATTATCGTTGGTGCAAACAGTGAATTCGAAGAAAGAGAAATCAATGCAATGTATCGTGATGGAGCAATCTATGTAACCAATTTTCAAATGACCGAGGCAGATTTATTAGACGACATCGTTCATGAACTCGCCCACGTCGTAGAAGAGAACAATGGAGAGTTCTTATATTCAGATGAGTTAATCTTCAAAGAATTCATCGGAAAAAGAAAAAGATTACTTGACATTTTAGCCCAGGAAGGGTATAGTGTTGATGAACAAAACTTCATGAATGCAGAATACAATAGAGAGTTTGATGATTTCCTTTACCAAGAAGTGGGATACCCTACGCTTACAGCCCTTACCATGGGTCTCTTTGCGTCTCCTTATGGAGCGACTTCTCTGCGTGAGTATTTTGCAAACGGTTTTGAGGAGTTCTTCTTGGGAGATCGGAATTATCTGAAGAAAATCAGCCCCTTCTTGTACTCAAAACTAGATAAAGCAGAAGACTTATAGGAAATATTACAATGAAATACGATGTAAAAATCAACAAAGAAGAAGGCACAATTGCTTTGCAAGTTGAAGTGCTCCCGCTCATCCCAAGAGAGAATGCAACTTGGACAAACCCAGGCACCTTGGTGAACCCAGATAGAAACATTATAAAGTTTAATGAGAGTGCCGCTGCGTCCTACTTGACAGAGAAAGGTTATGATATTGGAAAAGTCCTCCAGGGTGGCACGGTTAAGAATGTAAGCACCGACACCAACAAGGGTACTTTCGTATTTGAACTTCAACAGAAAATCAAAACAACTCCACGCAAAAAATCAACCTCCAAAATAAAGAGTAAAAAATGAGCCACATTTCATTCTCCGAGTTGAAGAACTGGGAAAAGTGTCCTTTCTACCACAAATTGACTTACATCGATAAGATCAAAGCCTTTCAGGGTAATGAGCATACGGCATTTGGAACAGCAATGCACACGGTGTGCGAGAACCTTCTAACCGTAGGTCTTGACGACCCACAGAAGTCGTTCGATGAATATTTCTTGAGCGAACTGAGAAAGATTCAGGACGTCGTTGACTTGAACGGAAAGCTTCTTGTAGACATGAGGGTCCAGGGCAAAGAACTTGCCCCTATGGTAAAAGATGCCGTTGAAGACTACTTCGGCACCGATTATGAGCTTATAGCGGTAGAAGAGAAACTCTATGAGGATATCGAAGGAATCCAGAACATTAAGTTCAAAGGGTTCATCGACCTCGTTCTCAAGACTAGCGACGGTCAATACCACGTCATCGACTGGAAGACTTGTGGCTGGGGATGGGACGCTCGTCGTAAAGCCGAGAAGATGACAGTATATCAATTGATCTTTTACAAGTACTTCTATGCAATCAAGCACAACATAGACCCAGAAAACATCACGGTTCATTTCGGATTATTGAAAAGAACTGGTAAAAAAAATAGGATAGAGTTATTTAAAACTACAAGCGGTAAAAAAAGAACTGAAAATGCTCTTAAACTATTGTATCAAGCCGTGTATAATATACTTGCAAAGAATTATACTAAGAATAGAATGGCTTGCACCGGTTGTGAGTTTAAAAACACAAAACACTGTCCATAGAGGTAAAATTGAACGACAAAAAGATTAAGGTTTTAACAATCAGTGACCACCCACTTAGCCCTAGTGGCGTTGGCACTCAGACCAGATACGTATGTGAGGCTCTACTAAAAACTGGTAGATATCAGATTACGAGTCTTGGAGGGGCAATCAAACATCAGGATTACAGTCCGACTAGAACCGAAGAGTATGGTGATAATTGGGTTATTCATCCTGTTGATGGTTATGGAAACAAAGATATGATTCGGTCTATCATAAGAAATGTGAAGCCGGATCTTATTTGGTTTATGACTGACCCACGGTTCTGGGGCTGGTTATGGGAGATGGAGAATGAAGTCCGTCCTCTTGCTCCAATGGTTTATTACCATGTTTGGGACAACAAACCATACCCGCACTACAACAAAAACTTCTACGAGTCAAACGATGTCATTGCAACCATTTCAAAGGTTACAGACGACATTGTAAGAAATGTAGCTCCAGAAGTGGAAACAGTCTATATGCCTCACGCAGTTCAAGGCGACGTCTTCATGAAACGCCCAGGAGACCAGGTCGAGAGTTTCAAGAAGAACTCGCTTCCAGTCTATGATCGTGACAAAGACAAGTTCATCCTCTTTTGGAATAATAGGAATGCTAGAAGAAAACAGAGCGGAACTTTGATTTTCTGGTTCAAGGAATTCTTAGATCAGGTTGGCCACGACAAAGCGTGTCTTATCATGCACACTGATCCCAAAGATCAGTATGGTCAGGATTTGGAGCAAATAATCAACGAGCTAGACATCAATGATGGGCAGGTTCTATTTTCACGTACCAAGTATCCTCCCGACATCCTATCCATGATGTATAACATGGCTGACTGCACTGTTAATATTTCAGACGCAGAGGGTTTCGGCCTCGCCACACTAGAATCTCTTTCTTGCGAAACACCAATTATTGTAAACATGACTGGTGGGCTTCAAGAACAGGTTACAGATGGCGAGAACTGGTTCGGTATCGGCATTGAGCCTTCTTCAAAATCAGTCATCGGTTCACAGGAGGTTCCATACATTTACGAGGATAGAATCGGTAAGGAGGATTTCCTAGCGGCCCTTCATAAAATGTATAACATGACCCCGCAGGAGCGTGCCGAAATAGGCAAAGCCGGTCGAGCACATGTAGAGAAAAATTATAATTTTGAAAACTTTTGCTCTAGCTGGGTGAAGCTGATGGATGATACCCACGAGAAACACGGCTCTTGGGAAAACAGAAAGAATCATCAAACGTGGAAACTTACGGAGGTCAAGTAAAATGAGAAAGAAAATTGTAGTAAGAGGTCCTGTATTATCTCGTTCTGGCTATGGAGAGCAAACACGCTATGCTCTCCGCTCCCTGCGAGCCTATGAGAATATCTTTGATATCTACCTTATCCCAGTTGGATGGGGTCAGACAGGGTGGATGTTCGAGGACAACGAAGAGCGACGCTGGTTTGACTTCCTGGCCAAGAAGACAGGAATGTATGCTCAGAACGGTGGTCAGTTTGATATGTCCCTGCAAGTAACCATTCCGAATGAGTGGGAGAAAATAGCACCAGTCAATATTGGATACACCGCTGGCATTGAGACAGACAAGATTGCCCCCGGCTGGGTTGAGAGATCTGCTTTGATGGACAGAATCACTGTTATCTCTGAGCACGCTAAATATGGTTTCGACAATACATCCTATGAAGCAACCAACAAAGAGACCGGAGAAGTGATTTCAGATTTCCGATGTACAGTTCCAGTGACTTCTGTCAGTTATCCTTACAAAGATGTTGAAACCCAGGAAGTATCTCTTAATCTTGATTTTGATTTCAATTTCCTGTGTGTTGCACAGTGGAGTGTTAGGAAGAACTTAGAAAACACCGTGCTTGGCTTTGTAGAAGAATTTAAAAATGATGAAGTTGGTCTCGTTCTCAAGGCCAGTTGTCGAAACAATTCTGTTATAGATCGTGCCATGACTAACAATCAGCTTGAGAATCTTCTCAAGCCATATCCAGATCGTAAGTGCAAAGTTTATCTTTTACACGGCGACATGACCGAGGAAGAGATGACTGGACTTTATAATCATCCTAAAATCAAGGGCCTTGTCACCACAGCCCACGGAGAAGGATTCGGCCTTCCAATCTTTGAGGCAGCATACAACGGACTCCCAGTTATCGCTCCTGATTGGAGTGGCCACGTTGATTTCCTGTATGCTCCCAAGAAAGATAAGAAGGGCAACGTGAAAAATAAGCCTCACTTCCTCAAGGTTGATTACGATCTTGCACCAATTCAAAAAGAAGCAGTGTGGGATGGTGTCTTAAATGCAGATTCACGTTGGTGCTACCCGAAACAACAAAGTTACCAAAGTTCCTTAAGAAAACTCTACAAAGATAGTAAAATGTATAAAGGAATTGCGAACAAGCTTCAGAAGCATATTCAAACTGAATTCGCCGCAGACAAAATGTACAAAAAGTTTGTCGAAGCAATGGGTGTAAAGGTCGATGATGACACAACTGAAGATTTGGTAGTATTTGATTAGAGATACGGATGCGAAGAATAACAATTGTTTCAGATTTTTTTGCTAATGAGATAAATGGAGGGGCCGAATTGGTGGATGCCGAGGTGGCCTCTCTTCTCATTAAAGACGGCAAGGAAGTTTATAAAATAAAAAGTTCTGCCCTCACTGAGAGTTACATCAAGGAACATCTTAGTGATTTTTACATTGTGTCAAATTTTGTCACTATGTCTGAAAGGGCAAAGAAGTTCCTGAAACAAACAGATTATGTTATTTATGAGCACGACCACAAGTATCTGAGAACAAGAGACCCTTCCCCGTTTGAAGATTTTAAAGCTCCCGACAGTCAGATCATAAATAAAGATTTTTATTCTAATGCAATCGCCGTCTTGTGTCAAAGCAAAAAGCACGCAGAGGTTGTAGAATCAAATCTGAAAACCGGGAATATCATAAATCTTGGTTGCAGTCTTTGGTCTTCAGCGGAAATGAATCTGTTAGAGAAATATATCGACACTCCCAAGAACGACCGCTATGCTATCATGGATTCAGACAACCATGTCAAGGGAAAATACGAAGCAATCAAATATTGCGAAAAAAATGGCCTACAATACGATTTAATAGCAACGAGCACCTATGAGGACTTCATAAGCACTTTGGGCCAATACAGAGGCATTGTGTTCCTTCCACAGGTATTGGAGACATTCAGTCGTGTAGCAGTTGAGGCAAGAGTCCTGAATTGTCAGTTACTTACGAACAAAAACATCGGTGCGTCCTATGAAAAGTGGTTCAAACTGAAAGGCAGAGAGCTTCTCGATATGGTCCGGGCAAAGAAGTTTGAGGTTTATAAAACTTTATCTTCTTTCATCGACGGCAAAAGAATTGAGAAGAGCCAAATAGAGGGAGACATTACAGTCATCCTTAATATGTACCGACGCCCACAGAACATGGGAATGCAGATCAAAGCCATCAAAGATCAGACTGTGAAACCGAAGCAAGTCTGGATGTGGGTAAATCAACACGAGGATAACAAGAAGGTTGATAAAAAACAATTTGACGTTGACCGAGTGTTTGACAACAATCATAACTGGAAGTTCTATGGTCGTTTCGCAGCAGCACTTCTCGCAGACACAGAGTATGTCGCCATCTTTGATGACGATACTGTGCCAGGAGAGAAGTGGTTTGAGAACTGCCTCTCGACAATGGAGACCACACCAGGCATCCTCGGCTCCGCAGGTGTAACGTTAGAAGACAACATCTATGTAAAGCATCAACGATGTGGCTGGCCCACCAAGAATGAACAAACCGAGAGGGTTGACTTAGTTGGGCACGCTTGGTTCTTCAAGAGAGAATGGCTTGCTCACTTGTGGAGGGAGAAACCTTTCACTTGGGACAATGGCGAGGACATTCAATTTTCTTATTTAGCGCAGAAGTATGGAGGAATACAGACCTATTGCCCTCCACACCCAGCCTTAGATACTTCATTACACGGTTCAACATTAGGAAACGAACTGGGTATTGATAGTAAGGCTACCTCGAACAACAACGAGGTAGGACATCAACAATTCTTCACAGAAAGAGATCTGTGCGTTCAAAACGCAATTAGGAATGGTTGGTCAACAGTAAAAGAAGTGAAATTATGATTTTAATAAGTTTTGGAACAAGACCCGAGTACATCAAGCTCAAACCAATTATGGACATTTTCGCCAAGAACAATTTCCCATACAAGGTTTTATTCACCGGGCAACACACAGACCTGCTCCCGCCCGGAGCATCTTTGGAGATTGATTACAGACTAGAGATTGAGCGGGGTACCAACCGCCTCGACGCAATTGTTAGATCGGTTATGTGTCAATCCCACATTTGGGTAGATTCAGATATTACGCACGTAATGGTCCAGGGAGATACAACATCTGCCTTCGCCGTTGGTTTGGCTGCGTTCCACAGAAAGATTCCAGTCATTCACTTAGAGGCTGG